CACTTCCACCCCCTCCCCGCTCCCCCAAGAGTCGCCCGATCCCACTTTGGCGCTTGGCGGCAGCGTCGGCCTAACGATTGCTGCTTCGTTCGGTTGGCAGAGCCAACCTCACTCACCAGCCCCGTTTGGACCTACGGGTTACACCCTTCGGAAGATCAAGAGGAACAAGGGGAGATGATCGGAGGGAAGGAGCCGAGCATAGCCCGCGCTATCCCGGCACGCGGCCAGGACAGCACGGGCGGGAACATGACCGTCGGTCGGTCGCGTCGCGTCACCCTAGCCGGTTGCTTTCGAGAGTCGCCCCCCGCGTGTCCGCCCTCCGGCATGAGCGCTGGCGCCGAGGCTTTGACACGATCCCACAGTAGCCTCTAAAGTATGGATCCGACCGGCGCTGTCGTTATTGCACCCGACCACCGGCGGACTACCAAAAGAGCCAGCCACTAACTGGCTCTTTTCTTTTGCCATCATTCCGAGCTCGTGCGCAGCTGCCAGGCAAGACATTTTCACCTGGTCCGATCCTGGAGCTCACAATGACGTCATTTACCATTCGCGTGCGCACACACCAAGAGAAATTGCGCTCGCCGCTCTCGAAAAGTTCACCACGTCCGCCACCAGGTTGAAGGCGGTATGGGTCGCGATTCATCGCTATCCCCATCTCGTTTTGCAGTCGTACGAGCTCAAGCGACAATTGCGCGAGGCCCAGCACGCCCTGCAATGCATAACCGATGCGAAGCTTCGGCTGCACACCGCGCGCCGGGTGCAGGCGGATGCCATCGAGCACGCGGCCAAGACTCTCGAGGACCCGATTTCGCATGAGCGCCAGCTGCTCGGCGAGCGCTAGCGCAGCGCCCGCAGCGCCTTGCGCAGTTCGCTCCACGCCTTGTGAAACTCCCGTCCGCCGTCGCGCAGTTTGGCCACGGCATCCTTGACATACGGATCGTCTAGTAGCTCGGCATCGGCGGCCAGCACGTCGTTGATGGCGAGATTCAGGTCCGCGTACGCCTCCTCGGCATACTTGACCGCTGCGGGAATGTTCATGCGGGAATCACCTTCCAGTCGCCGTCGAGTTTCTTGGCCAGTTCGGCGCATACGGCGTTCGCACCGTCCAGGTCCAACTGCACCGGCAACTGATCGCCGCCGCCGTCGGAAAGGGTCAGAATGTAGGTCAGATGGTCGAATTCCACCGATATTTTGTAAAACTCGCCGCCGTAGTCCGCTTGAGAGCGCATTACGGCGTCTTCGAGTGAGGTACCCATATCTTGCTATTGCCTCCGTGCGGATCGCTTAGAAACGCTCTGGTAAAGCCTCATTCGGCATTCAGCAGGCCGGAAAGCGTCGCCGCGCGCTCCACTTCCATGCCGCCGTTGACCATCGATTGAAACGCCCGCGCCCGGCCCTGAATATCGCTGGCGAACAGCGCATCCCAGCCGAGCATGATCGGGCGGTCGATTTCCGCCGCCGCCTGTTCGACGATGCGGCCAAGCGGCGCCACCGTGCCGTGCAGATAGCGCCGCCACGCCTCGCGCTGGCCTTGCGCGCCGCCTTCCGACCGGACCAATTGGATCGGATAGCCGCACGCGGCGAGCACGGACTCCTGAGCGCGCGTCAGCATATCGCCTATCGAGTCCGGGAAGTTCGGCCCCATCCGGGCCAGCCGGTAATCGCCTTGCGGCGCGGCCGCACCCTCGCCCCATCCGCCGCGCGTGGTTTCGACTACGGCGATGCGGCCGCGCAAATCGGCAAGGTCCATTTTCAGCGCCTCCACGTTCCCGGCCTCGCCATCGCTGGGCACCGGCAGAAGATAGCCCACCGCCGCGCCCGCTTCGGTCGCCGTAGACGCCTCCAGACGCGCCAGGAGCGTGCGTATCTGGCGGGCCATGCCGAGGGGCGATATCCCAAGCCCCGTGTCGTAGTCGATGTTCCAGCGCGCCAGAAAGACGCTCCGGCGCGGCACGGCGCGCGATCCGCCGACGATGTTCACCTCGTACCGGTTCGGACTGACTATCGACCAGTCCCGCACCCAGACCAGCGTGTTCCCCCGGCGCAGCCAGACCGACTGCCCGGATTCGACCATCGAGCGCCCGACCGTCGCCAGGACGCGCGGCGTGAACATCGCCGCGCCCGTGCCGGTGACCGTCGCCGACGCGAAGGCGCGCGACAACTGCCCGGCGGCGATTTCTAGCGCCGAGACATAGCCCGCGACTTCCGGCGTCGTGGCGGCCTCGATCAGCGCGGTGGTCACCGCATCGGTGTAGCCGCGCTTTTCCGGTTCGGGCTGGCCCCGGCGAAGGAACGGCAGGATCATCGATGCCCCCATAGCTTCCAGAACAGATTGACATTGTTCGAGCCGCGATTGCCCCAATCGACTTCGCACATGCCCGCACCTTCGACGGTCACCGCGGTTCGGGTGGCTTTGAGCGCGAGCGGACAGACGTTCCCGAGCCCCGCGAGGACGCCCGTATACCGCACTGGCTGGTTGACTTGCGCGACGGAGCCTTCCAGTGGCACGCCGCTGAGCACGGCCTGCGCCTGGACAAGTTCCTCCGAATCGCCGGTCCCGATGTTCCATGCCACCTGAAACAGGAACTGACGATATACGCCCATGCCTGCGGTATCGCGCATGGCGGCGAGAAAGCCTACCGCCTCGGTCGCGTCCGTCGTCATATCGAAATCGATTTGCGCGCCACCGCCCACGTTATTGCTCTGGCCTTCATACAACTTTACCCAACCGTGCCCGAATCCCGGCGGATCGGCGGGCGCCCGCCAGCCGCCCTGACAGGCCGTATTGGCCCCGGAACCCGCGCAACTGACGACGGTATACAACTGCCCCACGCCCGGCGCGGACGCACCCGACGGTACATCGATGCGCGAAAGGCGTTGATCGAGAGCCGTAATTTCACGATCGGCGATATTGGACCACTGGAGGCCGTCGCCGGCGGAATTCACCTGCAGTTGCCATAACGAATTGGAGTTCGAAAAAGCCGGCACTCCGATGGGCGGCGCGGCAAGCTCGTAGGCCGCCCCGGCCTGATTTACGCGGAGATGCTGCAACGCGCCGGCGGGAGTGGGCAATGGTATTGGGGGACTGGAACCGCCTCCGCCAGCGCCGCCGCCCCCGTAAATTTCGTCCGGCGTCAATTCGACCGTCCAACTATATTGATCCGCAACGTTGCCGATACCGACCGCCACCGCATTGCTTTGATTTATTGAAATTGAAAGGCGCTGCAGGGCATCGGAGGCCTGGCATTCACTGTATACCAGCGTGGTTTGTACGCGATTGTTATATTCATTAGGCGCCATTTGCGGGAGCCTTCCGATGCATTGGTAACTACTCTCAGTGTTCGAAACCGTTCCCTGCGCGGTCTGGTACGCCGTTATGCGAAAATACCGATAATAGCCCGCTCCGCGCTGCACAGCCGTTATTCCGGCCACCGTTATATTGACCGATGCAGCGGTCGGCGTTCCTGAATATATTTCAGTCCAACTGACACTACCGCCTCCGCCCCCGCACGCGTCGAGCTCAAGTCCCGTCGCGCCCGAATTCACCTTGACGCAATCGCCGCCGTTCCCCGTGAGCGCCGGAAGGCCCGCGAGTACCGCGTCGTGCGCAGTCGTCAGCGCGATCCCATTGCCTTGCGCGTTCGCGCGCACGAAACGATCCGCCTGCGCGGTCCCGGTGATCCCCGAGCCTTCGAGCACGACGGTCGTGGAACTGATCCATTCGGCGCCCGTGTTGTCGGCGTTCTGCGAGAGGATTTGGTCGGCTGCCGCGCCGGACGGCAACCCGATGGGCGGATTCACCCAATTGACGCCGCCGCTCGTATTCGTGCTGGCGAGGTGCTGCCCCACCGAACCGGCGTTCGGCAGCGACGTGCCCGATGGCACCCGGTACGCCGTCTCGCAGTTGCCGGTGGTCCCTTGGGGACATTGAGTGACCGTATAGACCATCCCAACGTCCGCCGTCGTATTCGCCGGGCCGGTGACCGCCTCCACTTCGTCGGTTACTGCCGCAATGGATTGCAGCGCCGACGCAATCTGTGGCGAGGGAGGATGCTGATGATCGCCCCGCGATACGGTGAGCGCGGTGCCCGTCGCGCCGTTCGCTACGGGCACCAGCGGCGCCGTGGTGGAAAAAGTGCGCGGGCCCGATGGCGGAGTCACCCAATTGACGCCGCCGCTGGTATTCGTGCTGGCGAGATGCTGCCCGGCTGCGCTCGCGTCCGGAAGCGAAGTTCCGCCCCCGCCGCCGCCCGCTGCCACGACCTGCTGGGGAGTCCACAATCCGATATCCGAGCCAGACGTGCCGTAAATATGGTCCGGCGTGGTCTGCGCCCAGAGCGTAATGCTCAGTGCGGCAATGAAGCCCATCAGGGCAGCGGAAATTCGACCCATTTCATCACTCCGTTATCGACTGTAAGAATCCAGCTGCCCAACTCCGGAGGTTGCGGAATGTTCCCCGCCGGGACCGGTATTGGCGATGGCCCCGTGCCGGGCGCGGCGCCGACGGCCCCCGCGCGGTGAACGCGCCATTGCGCCAGCAGCGGCGCCGCCCCCGAAGCGAACAGCGCCCGCGCTACGCGCGGATCGGAATTATCCGATTCGTACATCCATCCCAACAGGCGGATGAAAGCCGCGTTGTGCACGGCGTCGGGCGCCGCCGGCGCATGCTCGGTCACGATAGCGACGGCTGCCGGAAAGAGCCATTGAAGGGTATCGGCCACCGGCGACGGCACCGCGTCGGCATTACTCGCCGCGCGAATCGCAACGGCAGCTTCGTTCAGCCTGATGGTGACCGCCATTACAGCGCCCGGCGCCGGGGTTTCGGCTCGGCGCGCGGCATCGAGGCGGCCATCCGCGACGCGATCACGCTATCCGGATAGGCCGGACGGTCCACGAGCCCGATTCCGGTCAGATCGGCCCGCTGCACGATCCGCGTGCGGCCCTCCCAGCGTTCCTCGCGCGCCACGAATTCCACGCTGAATCCCCGCAGAATGCGCGCGGCGGCGAGTTCCCGCGCACGGCGACCGTAGACCGTATCCGGCAGTTCGATGCGCGCCCGCAGTTCGGCGCCATCGCTGAACGTCAGCCCCGCGTCCGTGCGCGCTACCGGCTCCGTTCGCTGATGCATGAGATTGACAATCACATCGTCATACCTCAGCGCCCCGGCTTCGAAGCGCTCACGGAAGTCGCCGATGACGGCCTCGCTTCCGTACCGCATCACGACGCCCTCGATCACGCCTTCCGGCGTGGCGCGGAATTCACAGAATCTCTGCTCCATTCGGTCATCTCCGATTGTCACCCGTTCCCAGCCCCGCGTCCGTGAAAATTCCAGAATCGGCTTGACCAGCAGCGCCCGCACCACGGCGCGGGTATACCGGCGCAGCGTGCCCGATTCGGTGAACACCGACCGTGCCTCATTGATCAGCGGGCGCGCATAGACTGCCGTTCCCGCCTGGACGATGGAGAGCAACTGATCGAGCGCCGGAGTGCGCGGTGCATCGTCGGCGATGCGCCAGCGCAGCCGGTTCCGGCCCCGCTCGAAAAACAGCGAGCCGGCCCGCGTGCTGGCGGCCACCTGATCGGCGCGTCCGGTGATCGCCAGCACGTCGGGCTCAAGCTCCAGTGCATCGCTCGAAAACTCCACCGAATCGCACTCCGCGCCCATGCACTCGCACGCGAGCGGCTCGTTGGTCGGAATGTAACTCCGGATCGGCACTTACGCCTCGGTCCTGATCGCGTAGCGCTTCCATCCGTCTTTCCGGCGCATGATGAAATCGAACATCATGTGCGCGGTCAGCACGACTTGCGCCTTGCCCGCCTCGGTGTACGGATCGCGGATCATTGTGATCCCTTGCCAGACCGGCGCCACCGCGGCGCCGGGCTCGGCGTTGAGGATGGCAGACTGCACCTTCTTGCTGCTTTTCGCCGTCTTCGGTGCCACGGTGGCCACCGCCGGAGCCGGAATCTGGAAACTGCGCCGCAGTGTCGCGCCCAGCGCCCGGATCGCGCCAATGGCGTCGTTGGCGTCCGCCGCGTTGGCATTGCGATAGAGCGTGCGCCCGAGGTTGTAGGAATCGCCGCCGAACAGCAGCCGGATATCGGCTTCCATGCGCGCGTACTTCCCATCCAGCGAGCCATAGACCAATTCGCGCGCCAGTGCCCATGTCAGCAAGCCCGGATCGTTCGCGGCGAACGTGGTGCCCGGCGAGGCTTGCAGGGTCAGTTGATTCAGCAAACCGGTCACCTGATTATCGGCGCCGCTGCCGAGCAGCACCTGCGAATCCAGTTGAAACCCCATTTCCCGGCGCAGATCCGCGCGCAGCGTCGATTCGAGCAACCCGCCGAGTTCGGCGACGCCCTCCAGATCGAGCACATAGCGCCCGGTGAGCCGATGCGGGTTGGCGTCCACCATGTCGAATTTCGCCGCACCGGCGTCCGGACTTGATCCGCGCGCCTGCATGGCCGCCGTGGTGCCGTCCACCATCACGGGATAGCGCCGCTCGCCCGGCGGCACGGCGGGCATTGCGATGCCCAGAAACGCGGCGTCCGTTTGCGTGAAGACGCGATTCAGCAGCGGCCCGGTCGTGACGTTGATCGCGCCCGATGCCAGCGGCTGCCCGGCGGCGTTCTGCGGGCTGATCGCGTCGGCGCGTTCCTCCGGCGTCGGCAGCAATGCTTCGAGCGGAATCGCCTGCTCGGACAGCCCCAATTCCTGCCGCAGTTCCTGCTCCGCGCCGTCGAGCGTGCGTTGCTCCGCGATCCCCATCAGATACCGACCCAGCGAGATCCGGTCCCTCAGTTCGGCTGGCGCTTCGGCGTGTTCCTCCTGCAACAGCCCGATTACGGCGGCGTCGGCTTCGTCGAGCCGACTGCGCGCTTCGGCAAGGCCGTCCGCGTCGTCTTCGGCAACCGCGTTATACGCGGCGCGCGCTTCGGCCTGCTCGAGTAGCGCCAGTCTCAATTCTTCGTTCAATTGAATTCTCCCTTCAGTTCAATACACTCATGCATCGCGCTACGATGCCCCGCTCAGCTCGCTCGTAATCCCGTTCGGCCTCGTCGCGCCAGCCGCGCGTGCGCCCGCGCGCATTGGTCGGGCCGCCGTAAAACACCATCTCGATATCGATATCGACGGTGCGCGCATTCACCGTCCCGTGCGCGCGGATGGAGCGGCGCAACCGCGTCGTGCGAAGCGGCGCATGCCGCACGAAGATATCCCGAGCGGCACGCTCGCAGGACCGGCGCGCGCAGCCTTGCGCCGCCGCCAGCTTCACGGTGCCTTCAAGTGCATCGGCGCCTTTCAGTAACCGTCCGCGTTCCGATCCACGCCGGAAGCGCCACGCGGCGACCGTCCGCGCGCTGATCGCCGAAATCCGTCGCCGCATGCGCAAAAAAAAGAACCGGAACAGGATTTCCGGCATCGGTCGCATCAGAGCGCCACCTCGCGCGTTGCTGTCAATGTGCTGCTGCGCTCGCCCGGATCGTCGTCGATTCCGACAATCCGGTATGTGCGTCCGGCGCGGCGCAGATCGAAACCCACCTGCACCTGGTCGCGGAAAGCCGGGTCGATTCCGAACTGTGCCCGTTGCGCACGGACAGCTTTCACCGAATCGCCGTCCGGCACGAAATCTTCTTCGGTGCGCTCGCCGAGAAAGTCGGCCCATAACTGGAATGCCGGTGCTTCGGCTGAAAGATATTTGATGGACAGGTTCTGGGCATAATCGATTTGCATTGGTTCGGTTAGGCGCAAAAAGACATACCGCAAAAGGGGCCACCCAATCGTGAACATGACATTCGTGCGAAACTGTCCCCGCGTCGTATTTCCGGCGGCGAACGTCCACTTGTTTGGGAACGCCCAGCAATCGGCAGTCTCCACGAAACTGCCGTTAGGGGTGAAGCAGTCGATTTTGGTGGGAACCTCCGAAATTGATCCCAAGGACGGCAAAGCCGTATCGCCCGGTGCCTCATAGGTTAGGGATGTGGCCGTCTGCGGATTGAGCACGCGATACAAACCGCTTGGCACCGCTCCCGCATTGATCAGCCGCGAGTCTTCCTCCAGACCGGCGGTATCTTTTACCCATTTATCGGTATCGTCCCGGATTCCCGATACGCGCCACGGGGTGGCATAGACTGTCGCGCTCTGCGGGGGCAGCCCCCGCGTATCCGAATCGCCCTGAAACACAAATAACCGCTGGCTGCTCTCTCCGCCATCGGCACTCGAGTCCCACATACCCGCGTCCGTTGGTGGTGTCCGGCCATTGAAGACAGCCGGTGCCGCAAGCTCATATTCGACTCCTCCCATGCCGATTACCGTCCCGGCAGGCACCGTAATGTTTTGGTTACTGGCCGTGAACGCCGTTATCACGCGCGATCCTTTGTTGTCGGTGGCATTTGGAGTGAATACCAGGACCTGCGCTGGCGGCGTGAATGGCCACGGGGCTTCTTTCGTCGGCGGAACGATGTCGATTACCGTCGAACGGGTCATAGCAGTTCGCGCTCCCATTCGGCTTGCCCGGCGATTTCGCCGTCGCGGGTCTCCGCCCGCGTCTTCGCAATGTGACAGTCCCGGCACAGCGTCTGGAGGTTGTCCGGGTCGTGGGCCGCGCCGCCGTCGGCGCGCGGGATAATGTGATCGACTTCGAGCCGCTGGCCGCGCCGCAGACACTTCACGCAGCGGTAATCGTCGCGGTTCAGCACGTACCGGCGCAGCCGTTCCCAATGCGCGCCGAATTTGGGCATTAGTCGCCGTAGCTCGCGCAAGCGCAATCCGGGTACGGTCCGCATTCGCTGCACACATGTGCCCCGCACTCTTCGCAGCGCCGCAGTACGATGTTCTCCGGTTCCCCGCGTGCCGCTTGTGCTGGATTGCTCATACAACGCTCACCTTGAACAGCGGCCCTGTCTGCACCGCCGCGCCGATCCCCACCGCGATCACCGCCGCGCTGAGCGCATCGATCCGCGCCTCCTTGCCCGCCTTATCCAGAGCCGGATTCCCGGACGTGTCGTAGCGGATCGAGGATTGCGCGATGGCCGCTTCGAGCATCGTCGATGGCTCAAGCCGCAGCTTGCGGTCGAGGATCGCCTTTTGGAACGCGCGCACGTCGTGCGATCCGTCCGCCTTCGCGCTCGCGCCCTGCCCGCGCCAAAAGGTCTTGATATGGCGCGGAATCTCCGCGGCGTCGAAGGCTTGCTGCGCTTCCGCCTTCCGGTACCGGTCGGCGCCCATGGCGATGATCCGGCCCTTCTCGCTGACCTCATCGAGCACGCTGCGCATGAATTCCACCACCGGCGTCACGCGCCCCGGCATGATCCGCAACTGGCCCTCGCGCACCATCCGGTCATACAGCGTGCCCATCCGGTCGCGGCGCGCCCGGTGCGACAGCGGCGGATCGTCGCCGAACGCGCCCCATACCCGGAGCGCCCCGGTATCTACCGAGTAGGCCGCCGCCGCCGTCATGCTCGCCGAGCCGCCCAGGTCCCACGCCACAATCAGATCGCCTTCGAGTTCCGCCGATCCGGACTCCCGGCACGCCTTGTAATCGGCCAGCGAGACGATGATTTCCCGGCCCGGATCCACGGACTGGTTCAGATCGTAGGCGCGAAAGTGCAATTCGTTGCCCTGCGCGATCATCGCCCGCGACGCCGCGTCGCGCATATAGTCCGCCGACTTGATCCGCCCGTTCAGACCGGGATTCGCGGCGTGCCACGCCTTTTCGTCGGCGAGGTCGCAACCCTCCGGCGCGGACCACCGACGCCAGTACACCTGATCGGTTTCGGCCCGCAGTTCCATCTCCGCGAACATCGGGCCGTCGCCCTGAATCGATATCCCCCAAAACCGCCCGTCGCGGCCCGAAATCGACGAGTAAAGCGCGTTCCAAAGCGCCCGCTGGTTCTCTTGCAGCAGCCCGGCCTCATCGATCAGCGCCAGGTCGGCGCCCACGGCGTGGCCGGTGGCCCGGTCGGCGGCGAGGAAGTCCACGCGCGCGCCGTTCGCCCCGAGCAAATGGCCCGGCGGCGGCGCGCGGCGCAGCGTCAATTCATCGAAGCAGTTGCTTGCCTTCGCCGTGGCGATGATCGCCTCCATCAATTCCTTGGCCAGCAGCCCCGTCATGCTCGAAACCACTGCCCGCCAGCCCGGCGCGTTCCATGGCCCGATCAGCCCGGCGAGCAATAGCGCGGCGATGAATCCGGACTTGCCATTTTTCCGCGCGATGCTCATTCCCGCCTCGCGCACGCCGTCGGCGAGCGCGCCGGACAGCCATTCACGCTGAAAGTCCTCGCAGATGAACGGACGGCCCGACAGCGGCCCGGTCGGGACTTTCAGGTTGCCTTCGATCCAGAGTACGAGATCGGAAACGGTGACGACCGGCGCGGCGGCGGCGCGCGCCTGCACTGCGTTCACGGTTTTCGCCAGAATTGCGCGGCGCTTGGCGCGCCACTGGCGGTGATAGTCCTTCCTAGACGGGTTCCCTTGGGGGGTCAACTCCATGGGTCTGGGATTGTCGCAAAGCACAAGATATTGTGCTTTGCGACAATCCCAGACCCATGGAGTTGACCCCCCAAGGGAACCCGT